CTGACTTTTTTCTTTTCATCAGAGCACCAATACCAAAAATAACCACAATGAAAACAAAAACTATTAATATAATTTTTCTTTTTCCTTTCAATTTCATTATATATTTATATAATATTATATTATAAATGTTCAGAAAGTATCTACCTCTAGAATTACTAATCATTGGACTTCTTAATGTACTGTTATTTTCTGGAGTGTCGAAGATATCCCCAGAAAGTAACACCACTATAAAACTTTTTATCACTGGAGCCCTTATACACTTACTGTTTGAATACTCACCCTTTGGAAATGCAAACAAGTTATGGTGTGAGGCAACCTTTCCCACCCCTAAGGCGTAAGACTAAATGGAGTGTACTCTCTTTCTGAATATTATAATCTGAAAGAGTTCTACCATCCTCCAATTGTTTTCCAGCGAAAATGAGACGTTGTTGATCGGGGGGTATACCCTCCTTATCTTGAATCTTAGCTTTTATATTATCGATAGTATCCGAAGACTCTACTTCTAATGTAATAGTTTTACCAGTCAATGTTTTAACGAATATCTGCATCTATAACTGTTCAATATTATTTATCATAGCATTTATCTCATTATATCGAGCCCCCTTCGAGTATGCTCTTCTCTTTCCACCCTCGTAGCTCACGTGTCGTGTTATATGGAGAAACTTATCTTCAGTATATTATAAGGTTGCTAATTCCTAATGACTCTTCAATACAATATTAAGGTTAGGGATACCACAACACCCCGCGACTTGGACATTATGTTTAGACACGCATGGTCCTACAAGAAGCCTGTACAACTTGTCATAGATGTTACGGAATGTAAAAGGGTTTCACTTAGAAAGGTCCTCTCCATGAAGAATGTTCTTGAGAATCATCGCCCGAATTCAAGAAAATATATTGACTACACTACTGTCTATGTAAAGTCACGGTTGGCTAAGACTGTCCTAAATTTGGGACTCTCTATTATCAGAACTGAGAGACCTGTGTACATTAATACCAGAACTTTACATTATCGATAGTATCAGGAGACTCCACCTTAATGTAATAGTTTTTATAATTCAATGTTTTAACGAATATCTACATCTATGATTCTTCAATATCATTTATCATAGCATTTATCTCATTGTATCGAGTTCTGAGGTCTTCATTCCCTGACTCTAATATCTCTTGTCGCTCTTCGTGTAATTCAAAATAATCCCTTAAACATTCCTGAGGAATGAAAACATACGGAATTTCATCTGGCGTCATATCATACAGTTTTTTTATTATGTTGCACATTTTGATATAATCATCCTCCTTGAAATTGTCAGAGTTGGCGTCTACGAGTTGCATGAGCGAGTTTAGCAAGTCTCTTTGTGTCATTCCACTTGTTGATATATTGTTGTATTTTTTTAGGTGCATTTGGACATTGTTTTTCTTTACGAATGACATCGTTCCATATTATTATTTTCATGTCATTACAAAGAGGTTCGAGGGCTTGACAAAAAGCCATCTTATATTCATCAGTCGTAAGGGGTATAAAATCTTCACTAGCCATTTTTATTACAATTTCTACATATAGTTATCTAACTTAGGTGCAATAATCACCTTTTCACCCTCTTCATTATGTGCAGTAATTATTTCAGTATCTGTGGGGTCATGAACTTCTCTTGTATAAACATCCCACGTGTCTATATTTTGTATGTCCATAGACCTCATACTCCTTTTTATTTTTCGGGGTGTCGGGCAGATCATTTCTCTGATGTAGTTGTAGAGGTACGACATTGTTTATTTTCAATATTTATCTTTTCCAACTCAACATCCAAGTAATATTTGTAGATCCAATCGTGTACACGTTGGTATGTGATATTCACGAAAGCGCGAAACCACATTTTTCCTATGTTCACTTAGCTTCTTTTTTTTATATGTATAAATTAATGGTATCGCTACAAGACGTACCGAAGAGGGTTCAGTATATCACAGTAGATTCACAAAGTGTTAAAGGTTCTAACAATGTTTTTTCTGTAGATATAACTCTAGAGTCTAATCTACATGTAGAACAACTAAATAAAGTTATTGGTGTAAAAATGGTAGATTTTTATGTCACACAAGTTGGTCAAAATGATGTCACGGGTAATACGAATGTAGCAAAATATATAGATGTCGTATGTCCAGATATACCCAAGAGAGCACAGATACTTGATGAACAGAGAGGACAGATACTAGCTAGGGTACCCCTAGAAAGGAGTTTTACTGGTAGTAATTCTTTTATCATGAGAGACAAACAATGGAAGTCCTTTAACAGACAGACTATTTATTTCAATCCGATATCAATCCAAAAATTACACTTTAACATGTTTGAATCACAAGGTGATGGAGATTATGAACCTCTCCAGCCATCAGTGAGTTTTTATATGATTTTAGAAATAACGACAATCGATGTTAAAGAAAAACCTATAAATAAAGAAGTACAAATATTAGAAGCACTCGAGAGACTTATAGGGAAGATAGATGTGTTAAACAAAAACGTAGTTAAACTTCCCGATAAACCCGAACCTGAAAAGAAAAAGTTATCATTTAATTACATACTACTAGCAATATTTTTAACATTGGGTGGATATATGTATTATGTAAATAGGACACTCCCTACAATTTAATCTCCTTCACTTTCCTATTACTTTTAAAACTAACTTTACCAAGTGTATCAGTTTTCTCAACGTTGTGATAGGGTGTATATGAAACTTTGAGACTCCTAATATTCCTATATTTTGTATAATCCCTACATGTCACAGCCGCAAATGTAACCACATCCGATGATGGATTCTCATCAAGAATTACGACATGACATGAAGGGAAGGATTTTAAATGTAACCATATGTAACCCGTATGGCCGTATGTGTTTATGAGATCATCATTCTCTTTCGATGTCTGTCCGATCATCAAATTGTACCCCTGATGAATAATTTCCTTCATCTTGCAATAATTCTAACATTTCCTGTGAGTTCTTAAGTGCAGAATGACACGATCTCAGATTCCAAGAAGCTAAAATCATGAGTCTTTTATTCATAGTTTTGTACATTGAGACCTCATCCTCAAGTTTTTTGATTTTTTTATTGTGGGTTTCTGAATCTATATACATTTTAGATCCACTAGCGGCAGAGCGCTGTCGCCAGTGAGCGGATTTGTTATAGACTCGAATGGGTGTTGCACCAATAGCAAGCATGTTTCGTATTTATATTAAACCCCCAATCTTTAAGCCTTTGTCGTTTTCTTAGAAACACGCTTGGCCGCTGGTTTAGCACTTGGTTTGGTCTCAGGCTCGGGAGCAGGCTCGGGAGCAGGAGCAGGAGCAGGAGCAGGAGCAGGAGCAGGAGCAGGAGCAGGAGCAGGAGCAGGAGCAGGAGCAGGAGGCTCTATAACATCAATGAGCTTGAGAATAATATCATATACATGTTTCTTATTCATACGGACGACCTTTAGTTCTTCAATAATTTCATTTTTGATAGAATCCATTTCAATATATATAAAGAGGAGAAAATCTTTAATTATAATGATCATCGTGGGTCCAACCCTGAAGTCTGGAATTGGACAACATGCATATAAATACACCAACCTGTTTCCTGGGAGTAAATACTTACAGTTGACAGATCCGATACCAAAAAATACAGACATGTTTGTTTTTGCACTTCCGATAGAACCATGGCTTCAAAAGTTACGGGAGTGGAAGACGTATGCAAAATCTATAATATGTATGACAGTCTGTGAAACTGAGACGGTACATGAAGATTATGGTAAATTATTTAATCTTTTTGATAAAATTGCCGTACCTAGTCAGTTCTGTAAAAATATTTTTTCGAGACAATTCCCAGAAACACAATTCCATGTGATTAATGCCCATATACCCGTACCTTATACATTTTATCATATAGGTAATATCCTGGATCCCAGAAAAAACTTTCAAAAAATACTTGAAGCTTTTATTCGATTAAACAAAACCGATTGTAAATTGGTCATAAAAGCAACATGTGTAAGAGATTTCCAAATAAATCTCCCAAATGTAGAGGTCATAAAAGACATGTTAAGCGATGAAGAAATTAACGCTATACATGATAGATGTGACTGTTATGTTAGTTTTTCTCATTCCGAAGGAGTGGGGATGGGGGCCGTTGAGGCAGCTATGAAAAACAAACCGGTCATAATAACCAAATACGGAGGAGCTACTGAATACATAAAAACCCCTTATGCAATAGATTGTAAACTCACCACCCTAGAAAATGATGATTTCCTGTTTAAAAAAGGTATGGAATGGGGTGATCCAGACTTTGATCAACTTTTAGAGTTTATGAATGACGCCTATACAAAAAGATTGAAATATATGGATCACTCGTTTACTAGAATTGTTACAAGTAACGAAAATGTATTAAGACAATTCCAGAACTATTTTATCAGTGATCAAAACGATCAATCCAGTAAATAAAGCCCCGGATGAAAATGCACCCTTTTGGGAATGCAAAAACAAAACAAGGTCATCCACGAATGATATACCCGTTGGTTTTTTTATAATCTGGGGAATTAATTGAACGAGGACGAGGTATACCACCATACTAACAATGACAGGTTTGAGAGATTCTTGATCGAACATCATGTATTATATATTAAAAGCTAGGTTTTTCTCCTAGGGTTACTGGCGTGGCACATTTACTATGTTTTTTACAAAATCCCCCGCATGCAGCTTTGAAAGTACACTTTTTCCCCTTCATGGTTATCGCCTGACAAATATATCCAGAATGTTTGGTGATAGGCTTTTCTTTGGGAGTCTCGGTGAGAATGACTATGGATTTACTTTTCTTTTTATCCTCGTGTTCCTTGTATACTTGTTTCATCTTATAGACACTAGTCGCCAAGTGTCTGCACTTCTCGGTGGGGGTATCCACACGGTGAAGGCGCATCGCGTCGTTAAGACAAGATTGGTAAGTAGTCATTTTAAGTTTTTTTGAAGATAAAATAATCTTTTTTTTATTTTTACTTAGGTTAAAATTATAATTATACATATACACATGAAATTAATATGGAACACAGAATGTTATAAATGTGGGGTGCCTCTAGAACCTAGATTATTTGCAAAGAGATATCTGAGAGAATACGTAAACGCGTATCAGAAAATGAGACCCCTATTTTTGGGGAATAATCAGATATTCTACACATTTGTGGGTTTAAAGGTGGAGAGGGTATGTTACTGTTGCTTTAAAAATAAGAGAAATTGTAATCCTAGGATAATGGGTCTGAGAGAGACGGGGCGGTGTAGACATCCATTTCCTAAAAATATTTCAAAAACTCAAGATGATATTTTATTGTGGTATTCGGGGTTGAAAAGATACTTAAGTGATATAGAGAAAAACGTAATAATAAGATCAACGAGACATGGCTGAGAGTATCCAAAAACTTTCACACGTCGAACATATTTTGAAACGTCCAGACTCCTATGTGGGTCCAATTGGACGCGTCGCTGAACCCTATTGGGTAAAAGACAATGATAGATTTCAAAAAAAGGTAACTACATACTCCCCTGCACTTTTAAAGATTTTTGATGAGATTTTAGTCAATGCTATTGACAGAAACTCATTACATCCAAAGCATACAACATCTATATCTGTGCATATAGATAAGGAAAATGGTTCCATCACTGTTGAGAATAACGGACCACTGGGTGGTATCACAGTGTTGGAACATGAAAAAGAAAAAATATGGAACCCTGAATTGACATTTGGGCACTTGCTTACGAGTACCAACTATGATGATACACAAAAAAGGGTCGTGGGAGGCAGAAATGGTTATGGCGCAAAACTCACAAATGTTTATTCTTCACAATTTTCAATCAAAATAAAAGATGGCGAAAATAAATGTATCTACACCCAAGAATGGAAAAATAATATGAGAGACTGTTCAAAACCAAAAATAAAAAAAGCGACAAGTTCCACTAACAGTGTGAGTATAACTTTTATTCCAGATTGGAAACTTTTTGGAATGACTGGTATGGATGAAGATATTTTCAAAATCTTCGAGAAGAGAGTCTATGATGCGAATGTATGCACAACACAAAATTGTAAAGTGAAGTTTCAGGGTGAGGCACTCACCAAATGTCAATTGAATGCATATGCTAAGATGCATATGCAAGGTGTTGAAGATGTATGCACATGGTCATCTGAAAATTGGTCTGTCTGTGTGGTACCGGCTGAGGATGGATTTGAACAAGTATCATTTGTGAACGGCATTTGCACAACAAAGGGCGGTACCCACGTTGATCATGTATCAGGTGTTTTGGCTGCGCACATTATTGAAGAAATGTCAAAAAAAATTAAACTTAAACCCCAACAAGTGAAGAATGCTTTTATGGTCTTTGTTAAATCGACCCTCGTGAATCCGAGTTTCAGTAGCCAGGTAAAGTCCGAGTGTACCCTCAAGCCCCAAGAGTTTGGAAGTAAGTTTGAACCTCCTAAATCTTTCATAAAAAATATTTTGAAAACACCGATTCACACGGAGCTTCTTGCACTTTCTAAGTTTAAGGAGATGAAGGAACTCAAAAAAACTGACGGTTCCCGCAAGAGTAAAATCTTTGGGATTCCAAAGTTGGATGATGCCAATAAGGCTGGATCCGGGGATTCTAGTAAGTGTACTCTCATCATTACAGAGGGTGACTCCGCGAAAACTCTGGCTGTTGCTGGTCTCTCAGTGGTTGGGAGAGACCATTACGGAGTATTCCCATTGAGGGGTAAGTGTAAAAATGTTCGTGACGCGAGTGTGAAACAGTTGACTGACAACAAGGAGTTCAATGATCTAAAAAAGATTTTGGGGTTACAACAAGATAAGGTCTATACTTCACTCTCTGAATTGCGCTATGGAAGACTAATGATTATGACAGATGCTGACGCGGATGGAAGTCATATTAAGGGTCTTATCCTAAACATGATTCACTACTTTTGGCCAAGTCTGTTGGGTCTTGGTTTTGTGGTGAGTATGGTTACACCCATCATCAAAGCTACAAAGGGTAACCAAGTAAAGTCATTTTACACAGACTCGGCATTCAGGGCTTGGTATGGTGATGGAAAGAGAGACTGGAAAATCAAGTACTATAAGGGTCTGGGTACCTCTACATCCGAAGAGGCACGAGAATATTTCAAAAAAATCAAAGATCTCACAGTCAGATTTGATGTTGATGGTCAAACTGATAAATCAATTGTATTGGCTTTTGATAAAAGTGGGGCTGATTCGAGAAAAACCTGGCTTTTGGACAGTACCGAAAAGAAAACATCGGATCTCGAGGTACCCTATGGAAACATAGAGCAATTGGGGATTTCTGATTTTATTCACAAAGATTTGGTAAACTTCAGTCTCGCGGATCTCAAGAGATCCATAGCTCATGTGTCCGATGGTCTCAAACCTTCACAGAGAAAAGTACTCTACGCCTGTTTCACAAAGGGACTCACGAGTGAAATGAAGGTGGCACAGTTGGCGGCTTATGTATCTGAAAAAACATCCTACCACCACGGTGAAGTTTCATTGGCCGATACCATCGTAAAACTTGCCCACACTTTTGTGGGTTCAAATAATGCTCAACTCTTGGAACCATGTGGTCAGTTTGGCACGAGGCTGATGGGTGGTAAGGATGCGAGCCAACCGAGGTATATTTTTACAAAACTCGCAAAACACACGAGATCCCTGTTCGACCCTAGGGATGACGCAGTGTTGAACTACCTGGATGATGATGGTAAAAGTATCGAGCCTGAGTATTATGTGCCTATCATCCCTACGGTACTTGTGAATGGCACGGAAGGTATTGGCACAGGGTTTAGTTGCTACGTTCCTCCCTTCAATCCCGTTGATATTCAAAAAAATATTATAAGAAAGTTATCCGGTGAATCCATGGTACCCATGAAACCGTGGTTCAATGGTTTTAAGGGTTCTATTAAGGAACACGATGGGTCATGGGTGGCCGAGGGTCTTTGGAAGTTTGAGGGTAGAAAGTTGATAGTGTACGAACTACCCCCGGGTAAATGGACCCAAGACTTCAAGGAGTACCTAGATTCAATGATAGAGAAAAAAATTATTCAGTCGTACACTAATAACAGTACAACAGACAAAGTTCATTTTGAAATAGCTGGATATGGGGGTAAGGACACGATGAAAGATTTCAAACTTCAAAAAACATTTCACATGTCAAATATGCACCTGTTCCATCCCACCAAGGGTATTCACAAATATAAAAGTCCGGAAGAAATTTTATCGGACTTTGTGGATATTCGACTTGAGACTTATAAAAAAAGAAAAATATTTTTGGTAAAAAGTTTGGAAGTGAAAAAAAATAAAAATGAAAATATTTCAAGATTTATAAAATCTGTGATTGATGAAAAGTTGGTGGTGTTCAGGAAGAAAAAAGTGGACCTCGAGGCAGAAATGGCAACTATGAAGTTTGATAAGATAGAGGGTACATATGATTATCTTCTCAATATTAAGACGTATCAATATACCCACGAAGCCTTGGAATCCCTGGATACAGAAACTAAAAAATTGAGGGATGATTTGGAAAATCTAAAGGCAACTGGACATGTTGACATGTGGAAAAGTGATTTAAAAATATATGCGCAATAAATAGAATGATATTCACTGGACCTCCGGGTGCGGCTGCAATTTCACTTCATGCGATAGGTAGACAGGATACATACTTATTGCACAATGATACCAACGAGTCGCTCTTTAATTATGATTCCCAGAGGCATTCTAACTTTACAAAGTTTCACGCGAATAAAAACATAACTAACCCCGGTGTACCCGATTCCCATCTTCTTAAACTGGGGTGGCCATTTGGTGAAACCCTCAAGATCTCCCTAGAACCCCGTAACATGGGAGACCTTCTCAGTAACATGTACATACATCTAAAGCTTCCAGCCCTGACAGCCGGTACACAATACGCGGATCAAGTTGGTAGACATCTGATAAAATCCATAACTATGAAAGCGGATGATCTCTTGATCGAAAAATACCATGATGACTGGGGTATTATATATGACGAGATGTACCTCGACGCATCAGAGAAGCGAACGAAGAGGTACACCCTCAATAGGAACTTAGCCGAGGATACATCGAGTTTACCAGGTAATCAGGTGTTTGGGCAGTTCGAATCGGAAGTAATGATTCCCATACCCTTCTTCTTTTCACGGAAATATGAAGGTGATGAATATTCCACAAATAAACCAAACAGACCTTATTTACCCCTGTGTGCCATGCATAAACAGAAAATACTTTTTGATATTGAGTTTCATCCACAATCCTTTTTTACTGATGATATAAATCCAGTGACCCTAGGGTCGTTTGATATTATCACGGAAGAGATGACACTCACAAGTGAGGAACAGACGTATTTAAAGACCAAGAGGCAATTGTTTATCACAGATGTGGTAAAGAAACACCCAACCATAGAGACCGAAGTGGGGAAGGATTCCCTAAAAATTGAGTTAGTGCCCAAAATACCCGTGAAAACCTTGAATTGGTTTTTAAGAAAAATTGATTTCGAAACAGATTTGGGTAATCATTTTAATTTTTCAGCTAACAATGTATATTCCGTGGAAAACTCTTTTTACTATCCAGTGATGGAAACAGCGAAATTATATGTAAAGGGTGAAGATTTACCAAATGTAGAAAATGTCGACCACCCTTATTATAAATACCTGGTGCCAAGTATGTCTAGATTATCTAGACCCAATAGAAACATTTATACATACGCATTCTCGATGAATCCGATTAATGTGGAGCCATCGGGAAGTCTCGATTTTGGACAAATAAAATCAAATAGGACTACGTTAGATTTGAAATTAAAGAAAGGGCTTACAGATGTATATACCCTACATATGTATTATGTTGGGTATCAATCTTTTATTTTTGAAGATGGTTTTATGAAACTTGCTTACTAAACAGTGTTTGTTTGTTATCTTGAATATATTCAACTACATTGTTTTTAATACACCATTTTATAAAGTTCAACTGTGCTACTGTCGTTGATATTTCTTCTGAGGTACCTGGTAGCGTATAGTGAATCTTTTCAGATCTACAAAATGGATCAAAGAGTTTTTTACTGTATCCATCTAGACTAGACTTATAGGCACAGTGTACACTAAATATTTTACCATCTCTTGTTTTATACGTCAAATTGTTTTTCTTTGAATAATTGGTTATGAACCATTCTAGGTTTCTCAAAGAAATACCACTTGATTTAGAGAGTATGTTCAAAAGAGTAGTTCTATTCTCGGAGAGGGAGTAAAATGCATTTATTGATGTTAGCAGAATAGTCGATTTATCCATTGTATATATTAATATTTTAATCTTTAACTCAATCCAAGTGTTGTAATTTCTGGTGCTGTATTTGGGAGGTGGGGTGTTTCAACTTTTTTATGAAACAGGCAATAGTGACCTTCGGTGACAAGATTTGTACATGGCTTACCGTTACCCTTGATACCCTTACAAAAATTGTCAGAGTTTGGAATATCCTTCATGACCACTGATAACGGAAGTCCATATTTTTTACAAATCCTCTCAACGAATGTAACCATATCAGCATTTACCCTCTTACGTATCTCTATGTCAACGTAGGACTCTACATTTTCGTTTGTATTTTTTAATGTTTTTGTGTTAAACTCTTCCAATTGTGTTTCGTAGTCTTGGTCCATATCTTTTAATTTTTGTATTCTTTTCTGCACATCACATAAAAGTTTATCGAGTTCTGTTGTTTTTTTTCTTCGATAGGCATCTTCCTTCCTTTTGAAAAAAAGGGAGACACGTGTATCGGACTTACCCAGTGTATTATTGATATACTTGATTATCTTTTCCATATATACATCACGCTCCTAATTTTTAAGTGCATCAGATATCTTTTTACTTACTCTTTTCTTCTTCGGTGGCTTCGCACGTAAAAGAAGTTCACCAAAAATGTCATCTTTAGGATTTTCAAATAGGGGCTCTAGCAGGTCACAGACAGGGTTCAAAAACTTGTTCATAAAATAATACGCATAATCAACCTCGAGATTATTCTCACGGGCGTATTTCGGATCCTCGGCCTTCTCGAATGCCTTAGCTTTGGGATCCTCAGTTTTCAATAAAATGTAGGGAACTCTATCACCGGATTGGGGCTCCGACCCAGGTTGGCGTTCCCTCATCTTATTTCTCACACATACATGCGCAAGATTGTTATTCTTATATGAATCACCCAACTGCTGGGAAAGGATTAGTTTCTCATTGGATACCTCACCATCTAACAACTCGAGAGCTCTCTGTTGCGCGAGGGACTTGGGAGCGTGTGTATCACTACTCTCGAGTACTACATCGAGCAACTCCTTGCACACCTCCCGCACATGCGGTGTATTATCCCGTCTCACGAGTTGCAGTCCCTTCACATCTATATAATCCATGTTCATTTCCCCAGCCTTATTCTTAGTCCACAACTTAGCTGCGTACCTTTTTTTAGAATAGAGAAAATAGGGGCAATACACCTTTTCAAGCTCTAGGTTATTGGGAGTCTTGAAAAGTTTAGTACACTCACCGGCGGCTCTCTCTCCAAGTTCCCAGCTATACTCGATGGCCTCCTTACCCTTGCGATCACCCACATCAAATTCAACCATTACCGAATCTGTATCTCCATATCTCACTTTTGCACCCGGGAAGTTTGCTTCCACATACTGCTTCGTGTCATCAATCATGCTTCTACCCTTCATGGTCACAGTAGAAGCAATAGCCACACACGGTAAAATACCTCTGGAAGCGCCGGTAAATCCATACACCGAGTTCATGGAAATCTTGTAAGCCAACTGTTTACCATTGTACATCTGTTTCGTCGCACCTGTGGCTTTAGCCATATCCTTCTTTGCCTGCTTCCTAAACTCCTTAAGCTCCTTCAGGATACTAGGTAATACACTTGGTACATTTTGTGCAAAAATGTGATCACCAAAGCGCTCATACTCCACACCCGGAAGATTTGCATACTTTGGGTTCATGACCAGGGAAGAATAACAGAGGTTATGGGCCATCATGATAGAAGGGTACAAGCCCTCAAAATCAAGGGCTGTGATTGGCGAATAATAAGCACCGGACTGTGCTTCGAGGACGGTCGCACCCTCGTAACCCGTCTCATCTATGTGTCCATATGGAAGGGTGGGTACCATGTAACCCATTTCCCGCGCCTTTTTCGAAAGCTGACTGAACACCTTAATCTGCTGACCACGCTCGACCAGGTAACTCAGTGGTACCCATGTGGCTTTGGCCATCTCCAGGAGATTCATCAGGGTGCTCAATTTATTGATGAGTCTGTGGGGAAGGAGGGTATCCTTAATACAGTACTCCGCCACCTCCCTAAGTTTTACGGGATCTTCTTCTACAAAACGAGCAAACATTTCCTTTGGAGGCATATCGATTTTCTGGTCACCAAGATACAACTTGGAAACATTATCGAGTTTGTAGGAATCTAGTTTGTACCCCTTTTTAACTTCATGAAACATATCAAAAATAAATCTACCAGGCATGGGCACTAACTTCAGGTCATTGTGACCCAGAGCACTAGATGAAAGCTTTTTCTTAGTGAGGTTACACACGTGATCTTTAAGTTTACTGAGTTGGAAAAATGATACGTTGCATTTATTTACAATCGCACGTTTCATGAGATACTCAAGATCAAAACCAAAAATGTTCCACCCGGTTATGATATCCACATCTTTCTCGCGCAAATAATTACTAAAAGCCATCAACATTTCACTTTCGGTATCAAAACTCACGATATTGGAGTCCTCAAGGTTTGGATCCGTCTTTTTGAAACAGAGGCACGTCCTATCATATGGTTCATCTTCACCGAAGTGAAGCAGTGTGATAGCGATTTGAAAGCAAGCGTCATTTTTTACATCTGCATCTGGAAACTTTCCAGTAGAGCTGTAGCACTCAATATCCAGGGATGCCACAGAAAATGGAGCGATGTCAGTGGTATCGAAAGGTTTTAGCTTTTTCCAATCAGAACACATGAGATCAATTTCAGCATGGGTGAGGTATGCCCTATCACAACTGTCAACAGTATCAATCCAACCAGTAGATTGGATACCTGTACGGTGCATGAGGCGGAGCACAGGGTCAATGTTGGCTTCGTACACTTTATACTCTTTTAATTTATTGGCGGTATATCTTCTTTTTTTTAAGTTTTTACAGAATACTTGGAGGAAGGCGTGGGATTCGTTGTTTTGAAAACCCCAAATGTCTTTTTGGATAGCAATATCATAGCTCGTTACGGCGGTACCACAAAGATTTTGGATTCTGCGGAATAGAACGGCGGCTTCCGTGCCCTTGGGAATCTTTACAAAAAAGTAGGGAGTAAACTCCGTAGTAACGCATACAGATTTGCCCTCGAGGGTTTTTCCAAAGATACTGATTAAGTGTGCACCCGAATCATCATCGTCTCTCGCATCCCAGGTCAAAGCTTGAAATCGCACCATACTTATTTCGTTATAGCTCGAAATTTTTAATATCATTTATTAGTAAATGTCTGCTGCGTTGATTGATCTTGTGTCGAAAGGAGCCCAGGATGTGTACATTACTGGTGACCCCCAAGTTTCCTTTTTCCGCCAAAATTACAAGCGTCATACCAATTTCGCTATAAAGCCCGAGCGTATGGATTACATTGGTACGTTCGCTGCCGGTAACGAGATTACTATCCCCGTTCAATCTAAAGGTGATCTCTTGAGCTATGTGTGGATAGAGGCCCCTAACATTTCCAATGTTCTGACAAACTCCGATGGTTTTTTCTCTAATGCCACGTCCGATGCTACCGAGTTTACTCTTCACATCGGTGGTCAGGAAGTTTGTAAACTGGATTCCTTTTTTATTCAGGGCGTTCATAACATTTTATATAAAGACTCGAGTGCCAAAACTACCAACTCCGTCACGACCGCTGAGATCAGTGATAATGCCCGTGCCAGAGCCAACGAGGGTGCTGATTATTTCATGATTCCCTTTTTCTTCAGTGAGGATTGGACCAAATCACTCCCCCTCGTCGGTCTTCAGTACCACCAGGTTGAGATTAAGGTGAAGTGCAGGAGTGGCTTCACCCCCCTTGCTACCCCCAAGGTGTACGGTACATACGTGTACCTTGATACAGATGAGCGTCAGCACTTTTCCAGTGGTGAACATGAACTTCTCATTACTCAAACCCAGTACCAACCCGTGACTCACACGGATACCTCCATTGATCTCACCTATTACAACCACCCGGTGAAGGCTGTGCACCTCGTGTCTTCTGCGGCGTCCGGTAGCTCTTGGGCCGACTGCTACTCTTTCCAGAGCGCGTCTATGTACATCAACGGAACCCCTCTCTTCGAGAATACATCCAATGCTTTCCACCACAATGTGGTCCATGAAATGCACACAGGTGCCCTCCCCTCCGCGGTCCTCGATACCGCTCCCCTCTATTCTTGGCCCTTCTGCCTCACCATGAACAAGACACAACCCACGGGAACCCTCAACTTCTCTAGGATTGATAATGCTAAGATTACTCTCGATACACCCAGTGGTGGAGCCACAGGTATTGTTCGAGCTTACGCCGTCAACTACAACATTCTTCGTATAAAGAATGGTATGGGTGGTGTCGCTTTTGGAAATTAAAAAATAAGATTCTATTACATTAATATATGATTATACTAGCTACTATTCCAATCCCTGTTATTGATCCCCTAAGCGTCGTGGCGTCATTCGTTATTGGTGCCACGACTGCCGGTACGACAATCTATTATGTAACCAAAAATATAAAAAAAGAAAAAAAAGATTAAACACCAGTAGATCCAAATCCACCTTCACCTCGTTCGGTGACCAAAAGTTCTGAGACAATTTTAATCTCCGGCATCTCAATCTTCTCAATAATGAGTTGAGCGATTCTATCCCCCTTTTTAATCTCGAAATCCTCTTCATCGTGATTAAATAGGACAACCTTCACCTCCCCAGTATAATCGCGGTCAATGACCCCTGCACCAACCTGGATACCCTTTTTGACGGCTAATCCCGAACGCGGTGCAATTCGACCATACGTCCCATAAGGAACTGTGAAAGCAATGCCAGTATCAACCAACCCACGACAACCAGATTTAATGGTAGTATCAACACTGCTACACATATCATAACCCGCGGCAAGAGGTGAACCACGAGATGGTACATATGCAGAGCTATTAAGTTTTTTCACCAAGAGGGTCATACTATGTTATATACGTTACTAATCTTTAATAACCATTAAACCCATGGCCGCGTAATTATGTAAATCGAGAAGAGTATCTTCGAGGGATTCGCTAGATACCAGAACAGTTGAGTTCTTAGTAATGGACAGGGCTCTTTGAATCTTATCTTGAATACGAATGAGAACCCCAATTATACCATACATGGCAAAAGCATCCCCATAATCTGCATTCTTTTTCTTGAATAGTTCCTTTGCCCGTTTTTGAATACTTTCCAACTGCTCCACACGATCCATATATTATAATTAATGCCCCTTGTCTTTATAAGACTGTATAATTGACTGTGTTTTCTCATACATACATTTTCCATGGAAAGTTTCATCTTTTATCTGATCCCATATTTCGAGCCTATTTTGCAAAAAATTGATAAACTTCGAAGGATCCTTGTCATTTTTATAATACACTTTTTCACCTTTTAACGCTTTTTCCATCGCATCAATTTTGCTATTCATGCGAAGCTTTTCTATTTCCTCAAAAGATTTTCTAGAAAAGTCATCAGTTTTCTTTGTGAGACTCATTTATATTTGATTCTCATTAAATCTTTAACCTATGACTATATCTGTCATTTTCATCTGTTGTGATATAACATTATTAGAATATCCAAGTTTATCATCCTTTGGTACATGAGCTAAATATTTATCACGTATGATGTATTTAGTATCCTTATTGAATAATATTTCGTGTTCAGTGAATTGTGAAAGGCCATATAAGGGTAGACATCTTGTCCCAGGAAGAATAGTTATAACTTTAAAGCAACAGGCACCCTCACTAAAACGACGAGCCACATTTGGGTCCAAACTCGTCGAAATGAATCCTTTATTTATGAATATTTCATTTATCTTAGGTCTTTTTTCGAAATCGTCAGCCGTGAAAAAACTATCTTTCACACCCCTATAGACCACCATAGTTTCTTTGGTCGTGGGAGCCTTGCGAATGATACGACTTAATCGTATAGACATTCTTTCCAATAAGGTGTTTATGAATGAAACTTTGAATTTATTACTCTGTGTTCCATTTAAAATAAGCCAAAACCGATATATATCAGCGGGGGTCATATTCGTAAACCTTGTATAAGTTGTATCAAAAACCGATTCATCCGGAACAAATATATCCCTCGTATAACCTGGCATACTGAGTAGATTTATAATCTCATAAAGAAACACAGTCATATCTATTCGACCGTAGTCTATTTTTAATTTTCGCTCCAAAAGATTTAAATAAACATCACCATGATAAGTATACGACCAAATTGTATACAATTCTGATGGATCTAGTTTTTTGTAATATTCATTCATTTCGTTGAACCATTTTAAATCAACAATGTTTGGATTTGTGAATGATTTTAAAGCATATCTATAAACCTTATCGTGAAAATTATCAGTGGTAATAGATAATGTCTCTATACGTCGAGCCTTCTTTATTTTCTTGTTAAATGAATCAGCTCTTATACCCTGTCTACCACTTAAATATGAAGTAAAAGGTAGTATAACCTTCCTTGTTTGTGTAGTTAGGATATGTTTTGGTATGATAAATAAATCGCCTTTCATTCCTTGTTTGGAAATATTATTTTGCTTTGTATTTTTTATGGTACGTAAAAACTTTGACACCTTGAACATAAATAATTTTTTAGTTTTTTCTGAAATTACTTTTTTTTCGATAATGGGTGTAAGTAATAATTTGTTTAATATTCGCGGTTTAATACCAAACCCACTTGGATTCTTCTTCATGTATGTCTTGTACGTTTGTCCTCCCACTTTCAAACATCTCTTTGTGGGTGCATAATATGCCTCGCCATCTTTGCACACCTTCTTAGGGACCGAAGCCTTTTTGGGGGGTGGAGTCTTCTTAGGGACCGAAGCCTTCCCGGTAGCTACAAATCCACTTGGATTCTTCTTCATGTATGTCTTGTACGTTTGTCCTCCCACTTTCAAACATCTCTTTGTGGGTGCATAATATGCCTCACCATCTTTACATGTTTTACCCTTCGACAAAAACTTTGATATTTTTTTATCATAAACTTTGAACGCACTTGGATTTTTACTCAATGTATTTTTGTAATTTTCACCGCCTATATCAACGCATTTTTTCTTTGATTTATCATACACTTTATCAGGTGGACAGGCTACCTTGGGCATTTAATATTTATAATTATTTTAATTTAACATTAAGTCTAAAGTCCTGATCAAACTTTCCCAATTCAATTTTATTATCTTCTATAAGTTTTTGTATGGAAAGACCCAATTCATAAAAGTTTTCCGTGTTGGGTGTGGGCATATTTGGCATGAATGCTGTTATGGCAACCATCTTTTGGGACATGGAAAGTTTAGGATCACTCGCTATTTGCTTCACAAAGTTAGGTATAATCATACTATTGTATGTACCTAAATAATTTCATGCTCATTTACGCAATGTCAATGAGGGTGTGTTCCCCAAAAAAATTTCTCTGAGCCATGATGAAGTTTGTTGATGTTCTACGCTGATGCGTGAAATTATATTTAGTAAGAGCAGCTGATACAGCTGGGCATGGAATGTTAAAAGTGTTGCATGTGACTGCAAACTGTCTAGCGTATTCGAAAGTTTCCTCTAAAACTTCTTGATAACCACTATTCACTAGGGAGCATTCAATGATGGTATCCGTAGACCAAGCCTTTGAAACCTTTCTGTTCAATACACCCCTGGTAGCCATTAGATCATACCCTTCTTGAATCACACTTGCATAAACAAACCTCAATGCATTCACGGCAACTTGAATATCCAATTCTGGGTTAATGGGTTGCGATACATTAATAGCCTTCGAGTGCCTTGTTGTAAGACGAGCATTTACCGCTGCGTTAATCACAGGTGTGGGTATTTCATATTCAAAACCAGTCTGTGAACACCATAATCCTGTGTTATTCATAGATGCGAGATCGGATATCTTGTGGAGTTTATATTTATTTAGAACATCGATTGCACACTTTACAATGAAACCATCAATATCCGTTTTGGAGGCTGAACTCATGATTGTATTCATGGATGCGATATCTTGGTTACAATAAGCAAAAATGTCAGCTACTCCCTGAAGCATACCATACTCAACACCATTATGAACCATCTTTGTAAAATGTCCAATTCCAAAATCATGACCCATATACGTATAGTTACCACCCAGAGTCTCAAAAAAGTCTCTCTGTGTTTTGTATACCTGTTTGTCACTACCAATCATGAGCGCGGGACCCTTGAGGGCCCCCTTGGAACCACCAGAAAGTCCTACACCCATATAATTGACACCCTTGGCGCTACAAATAGAACCCCTACGCCGAGAGTTCCTATAATACTCATTAGAACAGTCTATAATGGTATCATTCTGATCCAACATAGGTAGAATATTATAGATAATAGCATCAGATGCATATCCATTTGGAAGAGTAGTGATAATACGCCTAGGCCATGCCATTTGGTTCACGAGTTCCTCTAAACTAGAATGATCGTGGATGTTTCTGTTTTTGTAAGCGAGTGCCTTCGTCTTTTCGGGACTCCTATTGTATACATGAACATCATCATTTTTCGCAATGTTGATGGCGAGGTTTTTTCCGATGGAACCGAGACCAATGAGACCAGTAGACATTTGTTGTACGTTATAATGTTTATTCTATTTTAAGTACGTTTACAAAAATATTATGTAATCATATATGAGCCTAGAGGTAGTAACGTATGCTAACAAATCTTTTGGTCTATTTGAGAAACTTGTGAACAATGAGTATGGTGTACCCATCAAAGTTTTGGGATGGGGTACAAAGTGGAATGGTTTCTCAGATAAAAGTAAAGGATTATTTGATTACATTCAAAATAAAAAAGACGATGATATCATTTTATATATAGATGGTTTCGATTCTCTAGTGAATAAACCCATAGATGATAAAATTGTAGAATTGTTCAAGCAGTATAATTGTGGAGTTTTATTCTCCAAGGATCGCGAAGGAGGTGGGAGATTTACCACGCGTCTTTTTTTTGGAAAATGTGGTGATTATACTATCAATGCTGGTATGTATATGGGATATGTGAAACATTTGAAAAAGATACTCACCGAGGAGTTAAATATGAAATGTCAGGATGACCAACGAAACTTTAATATGTTATGTAATAGATATAATTTTATTAAACTTGATAACAATGAAAAAATATTCAGAAACTTTACCCCAATGGAAAAAAATTACAAAACAGGCGCCTATTTCATATCATTTCCAGCTTCAATGTCTTTAGGTAGAAAATTAAGGGGTTTGAGAGATTATATGCAATTTTGGATTGTACCAATTTTAGTTTTTATTATATTATCCACGGCAATGTTCCCAAAATGGTCTAACATTCTTATTGTGTATATGTATTCACTCTTGGGATTCCTGTATTTTTTTGCAGACAAATCATGTATGTGAGGAAAAATCAAAATAAGAGTAGGAGATCCGGGTGATGGTGGTCGGTCTTTATTCACGAAGATCCCGATGATTTAGGAATGGGTGGTCACAATGACAGTTTAACAACTGGACATGCCGGTAAACGGATAACATGTGCGGTTATTGGTTATTCTAAGCGGATGTATACAAAAACATAACTTCGGGTCGAGTTTCTGGGTCACGATACCCCATTTCTTTCAAAAATGTATGTACTTCATTATCCGGTGTAAAATCATGTATCTCGATAAGAATTATAGGCATGTGTTTTTTAATAGTTTCCTTAGCACCTTGTAAAGCTTGTAATTCATGACCTTCTACATCGATCTTTATTATGGATGGTACACCTTCATAAATATCGTCAAATCGTTCACATTTTACAAGAACCCCCTCACCTTTCATATCATCGGTTGGATGAAAACTCGTCCCTCCGTAATTGATTTGTGTATTAGATTGACACCCTCTACTCGGTAAAAATATCTCATCTATACGCTTTTCATTAGAAAGCGCACATGGATACACATTAATATCGTGTTGAGTTTTATTTACTTTAGCATTTTTGTCCACGATTGAATGGTACACAGGTTCAAATGAATGTACCGGTCCAAACTCAGAAAAGATGAGTGTATTGTACCCTATATTAGCACCCATATCTATGATGTCTGTACCCGGTTTATAATATTTTTCTACATCTGTGCGCATCCATGCATCCCACTCATACCCTCGAGCGATACATGGCCCAATATACTCGTCATTGGCTATGAGAAATACATCATATTTCCCGTTGTT